GAGAAGAGGTCAAACTTTTACACAGGAAGATTTAGAAGGTGCCGGCTTAGGCGATGTGGTGTTTGACGATGTGCCCACCCCAAGGCCACAAGAAGTGGCAGCAGAGCAAATACAGAGAGAGGGGCCAGGACAGTTAGAGGCTGACCCAACTATCAGAGATAATTTGCACAACTTCACAAGAGAAGTGTTCATGAATATTGGGGATTATCTTGGCTATATCCCTGGCATCCCAACCAACGTAGAATTTCAAAACTTTAAAATTCCAGAACCAATGGCAGAACAGCTCGCAGGTTTTGTGTCAGGCAGAAATAACCTCGGCGTCGGTGCTGGTGATTTTGTTGGCCTGGGTAGTATGACAATTGAAGAAGGCGCAAGAACTTTCGAGGTAGGCGCGCAAAATGACGACAAGTTATTGATGGCGCTCGGCGCCTTGGAGTATGGCTTGGGTGTGGCGGAAGCACTGCCAGCGTTTAAACCTTTATCACAAGGCATAAAGGAAGGCTTGCGCATCGTGCGCCAGCGTCTGAACCAGCCAGGTCCAATGCCCACGGTTGGCAGTAATTTTGGCAATGTGTTTGCTCCAAGCACAACACAAGTACGTGCAGAAGGTGGGTTGCCAATTGATAGTGCAAAAGGTGATGAAAATTTACGTCTTCATCTGCAGAGAATTGAAAAGCTCGCAGAAGGTAAATCGTATCCTGGCGCGCCTAAAAATCCGCGAACAGTTATAAAGGCTCCAGAAGATTCAAATTTGCCAGACGTTGTTGTGGGCGACATTACTGTGGAAGATTGGCAAAATAGAATTGAAACAGCCATGTCACCAGAACAAATAAACAAAGCTGCGACGTGGTACAAAACTGTGTTCGGAGAATTTCAAAAACAAGCAAATGGAGATCCAGAGGAAATAGCGCGACTGACAGATGCATGGTTTGCTGGTCAGCAAAACTCAAGTCCTGGTCAAACATTAAATGACGTCTTGTTTGTATATGAGCAAATCAAACGCGGCGTTCCAAAAGATCAGCTAAAAGGTAAAGGTCTGCCAAGCGCAAATAAAATTGTAATTGACATACTTACACAGTCCGAGATTACCGGGGGAGCCGGTCAAAAAATAGCAGACTTCCTAGACAGTGGTTATGGAAAAAATGTTCGCTCGATTATGAGTAACAAGCCGGAAGGTGGATCCCCGTTTGTGGTTGATGTTCACACTGCTAGAGATACGGGTCTTGTTGATCAAATATACATCAATCATCTTAGCCGTTTAGGTTATGATGTGCCTGACAATCTCAAAATAGATTTTGGTGGTGGTGGAATAAATGGCGCGCCGTATGAAAACCGCGCACTGTTTGGACAGAAATTGACCCGTGAATTGAACGCTAAAAACTGGATGGGTCGTTCGGATTGGGAACCCGCTGAAATTCAAGCTATTGGCTGGATGCAACTATCAGGCATGTATGGAGCTCCAAATGTTGGCGGTGACATTGTTGATGCATTTACACTAAATACGCGTAGAATTTCGATGGAGGTTGATCCTGGGGCAGGGTCACCGTTTGCGGAAAAATTTGGTGAAGATTTTGCAGCTCTACCCTCCGAAGATAAGATAGCTATTAACAATGAGCTAACTGCAAAAGCCATTGAGTTGGTAAATAAACAAACTGGAATTACGCTTGGTTCTAACGTGCACGGCACGGGTGGTTGGGAATTGTTTCAAAATCCATCAACTGTTCAACAAGCTATTGCTTCAAAAGATACAGCTATCAATGCGGCTGCGCGACTTGGCTACCTTCTACAGCAAACAGAGGTTTGGGTTAATTCGTCAAAACCGTTTACAAAAAATCCGCAAAATTTTTCAATTGATATTATTGAAACTAGTGGAGAAAGCTTGCGCGAAAGCGAGCGTTTAACGGAGCTCTTTGAAAACATTATTGAAGCTGAGCCAAATAATTTATTCAGAGGTTATCAGCCTATTATAGTTGATGGCAAGCCAGGTATTCGTATTATTGTTACTAAAGAAGCTATCAGTACAGCGGTTAAAAATAGCCCGTTGAAAAAGGCTGAAATGCTAGAATACATCCAGGACTTCGCTCAAAACAAACTTGGTGATATTACTGACTCCTTGAATTTTGATGCTGAAGTAGATATTATGGAAGCAGACCTTACGCAGCTGCGTAATGATTGGACAAAGGATCAGACAGGTGGCGGTTACAAAAGTTACTTTAGTGGACAGTCAGGAAAAAATGCGTCCACAGAAAGCTCCATCTCAACAATACTCAATACTGATGGGGCGGAACTTGAAAAGCTCTTCAGATCAAGAATTGAAGACGCAAAAGCAAGAGGACAACAGTCCTCAATAACAGGCAGTACTGCCTCTAACACGGAGGCGGCTGATGGCAATTGATCCAAACGAAATAGCAACGGAACAAACGCAGCGCGCGGAAATGAACGCAGCTGGTGCGCCTACTGAATTTGCAAAAGGACCAGGGCAAGAGTTTGAGGTGGCTGGCTTGGGTAAGCTGCTCGATCTCTTTGCTAAGCAAGTAACATCATCACGCATACCAAAGATTGATCCCGACGCGGCTCTACCACCGGCAGGTGTAGGCCAAAGAGTCCCAACGCCGGTAGAGGAAGCAGCTGCACTCAACAAAGGGACAAAGTCCTACCAGCAAATCCAACGCGCAAATATGCCTAATGTTCTATCACCACCAGGCCAGATAGAGTTTCAAGATCGGGGGTTCCAGGCTTTCCCTGATGACCGACAATTTGTTCTCGACGAGGCTGATGAGGCGCTGCGCAAAGAAGCAGAAGAGCAAGCACTTGAAGCAAACAAATTAGCGCAGCAAGGGCTTACAGCTGAGAAACGAGGCTTCGTCACATCTGGCCTGGCACCAGAAGCGAAAGCTGATGCAATAATTGACCGCATCAAAAAACATGAGATGGAAATAAAATCACTGGTGGAAGGCGGTGATTTTAATTTTGATTATATCGAAGGTAACCAGGATTTATTCAAAGCACTGACAGCTGTATCTGAAGAGTACTCAGACGAAACAGTAGCGCGTACACGCGGTAAGATCAGCAATGAGCAAACGATAGAAGACGCTGCTATGATCTTAGCTGATGAGATCGGGTTTTCGCGGCGGTTGCTCAAACGCAAGATAGGCGAGGGGGGTCTAACCGCAGCTGAGTTTGTGGCTGGGCGTGAATTGCTTGTGCGTAGTGCCACCAAGCTTATAGAAGCAGCTGAGCTAATCAAAAAAGGCGAAGGTACAGAAGCTTTACGTTTAAGGTTTAGGCGTCAGCTCGCCATACACGCTGGCATACAGCTTCAACTCAAAGGAGCTCAGACAGAAGTTGCCCGGGCTTTGCAGTCATTTAAAATTACTGTCGGAGGTGAAGAGACAGCCAAGGCTGCAGATCTCGCAGTTCAACGTCTACTGCAGCAAGGTGGAGGTTCTGAAGTAACAGACGAGTTAGCCAGTAGGTTGTTAGAAGTGGCCGCTAAAAATGGACCCGCTGGAATAAACAGGTTTGCTCTAAAAGGTTATCTGGCGAAAACAAAAAATGTTATTCATGAAGCTTACCTTGTAGGTCTTCTTTCGAACCCAGCCACACAGATAAAAAACATTTTAGGCACTGCAACATTTATGCTTTATCAGGTCCCGTCTGAGGTTATGGCTGCGGCTTATGGTGGTGCTTCGCGTTACGGGCGCAGAGCGTTGGGCTTTCAAATACCAGATGACCAAGTCGAAGCAGCTGACGCTTTGTTACGCGTTAAAGGCTGGATGGACAGTTACAAAGACGCATGGACAGCGGCAGGTGAAGCATTCCGAACAGAGTTGCCAGGTCAAAAACCATCCAAGCTTGATCTTGAGCAATATGCTGCAATCAGTGCAGATCCAAACTCAGTGCATGGTCGAGCCATAAATGAGCTCGGGAAACGCTTACGCATACCATTTAGATTACTCCTCGGTGCAGATGAGTTTTTCAAAGTCATGGCATCGCGCGGCGAACTCTACACCCGTGTCAACGGTAGATACAATCAGATGCTGCGCGAAGGTAAATCTGAGCAAGAAGCGCTTGATGAAGCTGGTATGTTGTTGCTTGATCCTCGCGCAATCGGCGACGAGATTGATGCTCGAGCTATGTATGAAACCATGCAAACGCGGATACCTGGTCTTGATAAAGTAACCAGCGCAATACAAAGCACATGGTTGGGTCGTTTCGTTTTGCCATTTGCAACCGCGCCCACAAATTCAATGTTGAAATTGATTGAGTTCAGCCCAGCTGGCGCTGCTAATTCTTTAAGAAGACGCGCATATGGAAAAATCACTGCAAGACAGCATCAACAAGAAATGGGTCGCGCCATGCTTGGCTCTGGCACAATGTTGATGTTTTCACAGTATGCTGTCGAGGGTCGGATCACAGGCGGGTATCCAAAAGACAAAGATGCCCGTGAAGCTTTACCGCCAGGATGGCAACCTTACAGTATTGTTCTCAAAGGCAAGGATTGGCCGAAAGATCCAAACGGCGAAGACTTACCACTATATAATTTTTACGGGAAACCAAATGGCCCGTTGATTTATGTAAATTACAGCGCTGTTGAACCTCTGGGCGCCATTATGGGGATCTCCGCTGATTACGCGCAGAAATCATCTGAGCTGTCTGTTGATGCAGGATTTTTTAATCACGCAGCTGCCGGTCTTGCGGTCACACTAGATTATTACAAAGAGCTGCCAATGCTCCAAGGTGTTTCTGATATGGTCAAAATACTTGAAGATGGCCGCGTTGATTTATTAACAAAATCTATTGCAGAACCCTCGTCTCTTATTGGAATACCTTCTCCTCTAAGTTCTTTGCAACGTGCTTTCGCTGACTTAATCGATCCGACACGCACAAGACCACGCAGCGACTTGGAATATTATCCACTTGATCACGCTCTTGCCCGGGGGCCAGACGGTCAATTTCTTAACGGCATTGTGACAGGAATAAATCCACAAACGAATGAACCTTATGATTTAGAGGTAGATCCTGACCTCTTAGCCCAAGTGGGTGTGGCAAAGAACAGCGCGCTTGATAAAGCTTTGGCGGCTGTATCTACTGATATGCGCGCCCTACGCAGCAAAGACAGCATCTTAGGTAATGAGCGTGAATATAATGCGCCACTCTATGACACATTAGGAAACGTGATAAAATCATCAGAACTGTCGATGGCAAACAGACCCATAGCTTCTATGCGTAATCGGCTGCTTGCGTTGCGCATTGAAGAGGGCCAGGTAATAGAAGAAGGCAGCGTAGAAGATGAGCTGATGCGGTTACAATACTTCACCGGCAAATGGCCGCTGACCCACATGACAGACAAAAGTACGATCTCTTACGATGGAGCGTCGGTGAAAATCGGTTTTGGTGTTCAGAGTGATTACACCAACTATGTGAAAAACGTGTTTACGATGAACGAGCCTGGGGTAGGCACGTTAGATTTTAAAGGACATCTCAATGCCCTTATCAACTCAAGTTTGTACCAACAACAGCCGGATGGTAACCGTGTTTCTTTAATTGAAGGGTTAGAGCGTCGGTTCTACAAAAACGCAGTGCAGAGCTTTCTTCTCGATGTTGATGAAACCGGCAAGCCAGCGCACACATCTCAAGCACCACAGATACTTCAAGCGATCCAAGATAAAATCGCAGCTCAGTCTTACGCGAGGTAACCATGACAGTCTCAAGCTCAACCAACCGTGCCAGTTACTCTGGCAACGGTTCAACAACCGTTTTTGCCTACGGTTTTAAAATCTTTGACCAGGATGATCTGACGGTCATTCTTCGCGCAGCTGATGGAACAGAAACAACACAGACAATTACAACGCACTATACTGTCTCTGGTGTAGGCTCAGTATCAGGCGGGAATGTGACATTTG